TTATCAATACTAAGTCAATGATAAACATTTTCCAGTCCTTACCCTATGTTGTGAATCCTACGCCATGCTACCCATGTGATAGCTTGCATCTCATATGCTTTGATACCACATTGCTTTGCCGCATGTCTATATAAATCTTGCAACATGGCATATTCTTTCTTGCCAATGTTAGTTTTGTCATCTGTCAAGCCTATACGCTCACCATACACAATGTTTCTGGCATGTCCATCTATGGTGCAAGTATCCTCGCCCATGATATTCTCATAAAAGCATACTATCTTTTGCCCATTGAGTATAGTCTTGGTCTCACTATAGTCTGGCATGGCCTCTAGTATGCCCCACGCCTTGGCTCTCATTGTGTGGTATGTACTCACCTTTACCGATTCGATATGGTCACCACGCATAAACGCACCTATCAAGTCATCAGCATTGGTTATGTTTCTGTCCCACTTGTTGTTAGGTGATAGTGCCGCCACTACACCCACTGCAATATGCAATGGTATGTCGTGCCTGTCTGCCATCTTTTGACATTCACACTTAGCCACATGATACCATGTCATACCATGCTTAACTTCGTCTGCATTGGCAAGCTTATAAATTGCCAGTATGTTTGCTACAGTCATTGTCTACTCCCTAGCTATTACAAGGTACAACAGTAACTAGCACTGTTGTCCCCTATGTGTCAAGTGTGTTTGATATCTGCAACCCCGCCAAACGTACGGTTAGCAAACATTGGTACATGTAAGTACCGACTAACCTTGCCTGTATGCAATCCCATAAACGTGCTACCACTGCTCACACCAAAACGGTACTTGTTAACCCGTGGCCGCTTGCCTACTACTGCTACAGTCTTGCCGAATAGTTTGATAGTCTTGGTTTTCATAGCTTTACTCCCTTGCTACATAGGCGCACCATTGCACCTTGTAATAGCTAGGCGTTTTTACGGTTGCTATCCCGCCCACGCCTAGCTTGGCACCAGACCTTTGACTATGTAACTCAATCATAGCTCTATAGCCAGCCCTTTCACTGACATGGGATTTATAGGCTTCTCTTTGGTAGCTAGTTTACTTGGCTTGCGTTGGTACGCTTAAACTTTGTAAACTTTTAACGCTATCTCCGCCTCAATGTTGTTTTAGTCTATTCTTATTCGTATTCGATAGTCAAGTCTTTTTTATTCAGTGGTAGTTTTCAGTTATATCTCATACAGACTAGTAGAAAACTACCAAAACAATCCTAGTCTATCGTGTAGCCTAATTCTATTGACCTATAGGCTGGCCTTTAGTCTATGGTCTAGCAAGGTTGAACGTATCGCTTATGCTCTCTCTTTTGACCGTATCGAATGTGCGCTAACACCGTTGCCCTTTCGATGATTTGATAATGGCATAGGCAGAAAATAAACACAACAAAAAAATGCACAATTTTTAAAAAAATTTTTACACCTTATAATTATATATAGGAATGTTCTGGTTATGTTCTAGTTTGTTTGACATGTTTGAGAACATAACAAGAACAGATAGAGAGAGACAGAGACATGTCAAAATTCTGACACATGTCAAACAATGTTGAACATGTTTTGCGTCAAATTAATGACACTGTTGTCAAATGTTTGACATTGACAAGCATTGTTTGACGTGTTATAATTATAAGGTATGTGGGGGTATCGCGCATCTACTAATATTATATACCCCCTCAGATTTTTCTGTCATTTTTCTGACAGTCAAGTCTGTGTAGCACCTTTGATTGTACATACAAAGTCTATTGACTTCCAGTGACCATCAGGTGGATACTCTTCATGTACTATCTTCATCTCAGTACAGGCTGCTTGTGTGTCAAACCATTGTACATCCTGTGTCAAACAACTGACATCAGAACACACAGTAAGCAGTAAAGTCCAGATAACTTCCATAATCTTGCCTTAATCTTTGAGCCGAAGCATAAGTAAAAAGACCCCCTACTTAAAGCTATAGTTAAAGGGGGTCTTGTCTAGGTTGTAACTTTAGATTTGAATCCACCCATCCTGACGACTATCTTTGTGTCCCATGTTAAGGTGTCCCATGAACTTTTCTAGTTCATTATCAAGTAGTTCTTCTTTTCTTGTTCGTATTTCTGTATCTGCATCAGCAGCCATCTGCTCTGTCCAGTACTGCACTGCCATAGCAAGAACGTCAAGTCTATCGTCATGTGCTAATGCTCCACGTTGTTTAGTAATCCTAGTCATCTGATAGGTAAGCATGTACTTAATACCCTTTTCAGGGGGCATGTTCTGTACACTGTCATAGTCCTTTTGTACTACCTTAGGGTCTATAACTAACCTATGCTGGTTCATAACAGGCTCTAACGTGTCAATAATACGCTGTTCCTTCTGTGTATTGTGCCTTACCTCTTCCAGAGTTACTGGATAAGTCTTCAACATGTAAGGCTTGAGTAGCTCAGTGAACATCCCATCCCCAAAGTTACTCTCAATCAGCACAGTGTTTACTTGATGTATCTTAGCCAAGTCTGTCAGATGCTGTAGCGTTGTATCAGAGTAACCACCCTCAACACCACCACAGTCTACAACATACAAGAAACCATTCAACATCTTCACAATCGAGTAAGCAGTCTCGTCACTACCTCTACCTGATGGGTCAATAGCCATCACTGAGCCTGTGTATGCAGCCCTGCCTACTGTATCTTCTGGCGCATAGAACTTATCGCCACTTAAACCCACGTTAGGAATGTCTGACATGGGCTTCATGATACCATACACCATCTTTTCAGGTGCAGAATCTTTATCACATGAGTATACAATCAAGTCACTTAGTTTAAGCGGATATTTATTTGCATCACTGAGGCTAGTATCCAGCATAAATTGCAGAGCAAAACCGCTTCTACCATAACTTAGTTCTCTTTCTAGTAAGTCTGTGTCGTCAAATCGTTTATCGTCCGTAGGAAGCCCGTACACGGCCTCTAGCTTTTCTTGTAGGGTTTCATACAGGAAAGGTGCTAACCTGCCCCCATAGGCCTTCTCTGCTCGTTCTAGGGTAGGATACCGTGCAGGCCACACCCTCATGTGGTATCCACGGCTAAGAAGTACGTTATACAAGCTCATCTCGTTTTGAGGCGTACCTAGATAGATAATCTTACCCTCAGGCTTGAGAACAGCGTCAAATTCTTTAACAGTCTCTGACAACTTCTCACGCATCATGTGTGTCATAGAGTTATTGGGTACTTCTACGTCATCAGCAATGATGATGTCAGCACGACTACCTGTAAGCTGTCCAGTAACACCCACACTCTTTACAGAAGGGCTACCAGATGCTTTAGCTGGTGCGACATCAAACGCTATCTTAGACCATCTTTGCCCTTCTTTAGCCACTAGATGTTGGCATATGGGCAGTTCCATGATAATACGCTGTGTAAACGTAGAGAAGTCATCAGCACGTGCCTTAGACGCTGACACAACCATAAACTTTAGCTGTGGGTCTAGCAGTAGCTGGTGAACCACGTAGGCAGCAGTAATATAAGACTTACCTACACCACGAAAGGCTTCGATAATACAACGCTTGGGACTGTGTTGCAGATAGTTCGCAATGTCGTACTGTACTGGTGTAGGCTCTGGTAGTCCAAGATGCTGCCATACTAGGTATGTAAAGTTCCTAAAGTCTCTTAGAGCCTCAGGGAAGGCTTGTTGCTGCTTCATGGTGGGTATATACCTCTCAAGGCTCTAAGGCCTGTCAGTGAGCTTCTATGAGCGATTAAACACTATTTTATTTGTACATACAAAGCATAGTAGCTTAATACCCTCAAATAGCTTGGGTATGTACTGCACATTCTTACAGTGTTTGCAGACGTGTTTAGTCATCATATATCACCTGTACAATATGTGCGTGAGCATCATTTACTTTGGCCCACACAGCATTAAGAGGTGCTACATTAAACTGAAACGTAGCATCAAGGTCTCCTACTTGTGCTGACCCTTTAATATTTAACCCTGTTGTGGGTGGTGTATTGTTATCACTAAACCCTACAGTAATGGAGTGTGCATCGTGGTCATTTTGTATACACAAGTACATACGAGTGACGTTATCGTCTAGTATTTTTAACCAAGATTGGTCAGCAGGAAGTGTAACATTCTTAGCTGTTAAACTAGCATTATGTCCTCTCATGTCCTACCCCCTGATAAAAAAGTCTTCATCTTTTCTATTTCTACTTCTAGCTCATGTACACGTCTAACAGTGTCCTGCACAGATTTAGGTGGTTGAAAGTTATCAATCCACTCATCATTTTCTTCAACCTCTTGCATAGTTAATTCAAGGTTGTGTTCTAGAAAGCTAATCCGTTCTGTTAAGCCGAAGTATGCCCACGTAGCAATACTAGCTGCTGCAATCATAGATACAAGATTACGTAAAGGTATTGTAATCTCTGTACTATCATTCATTCTTGCAGCAACTTCTCTCTCTACCTTAGTCACTGTACACTCTCCGCTACGTCAAACGGTAGGTTCTCAAGCAGGTTAGCCATAGGGCTTTCAGCAGTGATGACATCTAGTGACGCACCGTTGTCTTTCAAAAATTTGACAGCTACTGAAAGCTCACTTGCAGTGGCTTCCCCACTACGTACACGTGCCAAGAGGTCAGCGGTAACAGCAGCGTGTAAATCATCCATCTGTTGTTTTTGGTTCATTGCCACTCTCCTGTACGTATTTG